TGACCCAGCAGACGATATGATGGGTGACATCGAGGATGCAGTTGACGGCGACGAAGGCGAAGAAGATGAAGGTGAAGAAGGCGATGTTGAAGATCGTGTTGAAGACCTAGAAGATGCACTAGATGACCTAAAAGCTGAATTTGAAAAAATGATGGCTGGCGATGAAGGCGAAGAAGCTGGAGACGATATGGACGCTGGTGATGAAGAAGCCCCTGAAGAAGAGGCTTATAACTTTGGCGAAGCTGAAGAAGATACTGACGAAGCAGTTGAAGAAGCAACAGACGAAGAAGTAGATGAAACTACTGACGAAGAAGTTGACGAATCAAAAGAGCCTAAGTCAGACATTGATGTAATGAAAGAGTATGTTGAAAAAGTAACTGCTTCTATGGGCGACAACGGCGCAAACGCTAAGTCAACTGTAGCAGGTTCTAACGATATGGGCGGAAGTGCAAGTAACATAGTTGCTGGCGGAGAGTCTGATACTAAAGGAACTACTGGCGGATTAGCGGCAAACACTACTAAAGATGAAACAGCAGGGAACGTTAACGTACCAGGCGGAAAAGCATCTAAGTCAATGAAAGCTGAACCAAAAGGCCACGGCGCAGAGAAAAAAGGCGCAGGCGAAACAGCTGACAATAAAAAATCTATAGTCGGCAAATAATAAGGTTGAACTAGTATGAACAACTTTTTAAGAGAGCACTTGACATTCGACCAGGCTAACATAGTCGTTGAGTCTACCGATAACTCCAAAGGAGGCAAAGACCTTTACATGAAAGGTATTTGTATACAAGGCGGTGTGCGTAACGCAAACCAACGTGTGTATCCTGTAGAAGAAATTGGTAGGGCTGTCAAAACTCTCAATGATCAAATATCCGGAGGATATAGTGTACTCGGGGAAGTTGATCATCCAGAAGGCCTTAATATTAACTTAGACCGTGTAAGTCACATGATAACAGATTGTTGGATGGATGGCCCAAACGGTTATGGCAAGTTAAAAATTTTACCAACTCCTATGGGAAAACTAGTTGAAACAATGCTGGAAAGCGGCGTTAAATTAGGTGTTTCCAGTAGGGGCTCTGGTAACGTTTCAGAAGACGGAGGCAATCAAGTCTCCGACTTTGAAATTATAACAGTTGATGTCGTGGCGCAACCAAGTGCGCCAGGCGCTTACCCAACACCAATCTACGAGCATTTAATGAATGCACGTGGCGGAATGAAGGCATACGAAATGGCACAGGCAACAAAACAAGACCCAAAGGCACAAAAGTATCTAAAGGAATCGCTAGTGAATATCATTAGCAAACTCCAATAACGAGGAGAAAATAATATGTTGGATGCACTAAAAACACTTTTCGAAAACGATGTAGTTACGGAAGAAGTGCGCAACGAAATTCAAGAAGCTTGGGACGCGAAGATCAAAGAGAATCGCCAGCAAGTAACATCAGAGCTACGTGAAGAATTTGCCAAGAAATATGAGCATGACAAAGGTACAATGGTTGAAGCCATTGATACTCTTGTATCAGAACGTTTAGCAGAAGAAATTGCTGAGTTTGCGGATGACCGTAAACAATTAGCAGAAGCCCGTGCAAAATATGCAGTTGCTCAGCGTGAAAACGCAGAGAAACTAAAAGGATTTGTTATGGAGCAACTAACTAAAGAAGTTGGTGAGCTACATGAAGATCAAAAAGCAATGGCGGTTAACTTCGGCAAGCTAGAAGAATTTGTTGTAGAAGCACTTGCAAAAGAACTTGCAGAGTTTAACGAAGACAAAAAAGATTTAGCAGAAACTAAAGTACGTTTAGTACGTGAAGCTAAAGAACACTTCAAGAAAGTTAAAACTAACTTTGTTGAAAGAAGTGCTAAAGCAGTATCAGAAACAGTTGACAAAGCTCTTAAAGGAGAAATTGGACAACTTAAAGAAGATATTGAAGAAGCACGAAGAAACGATTTTGGGCGTAAACTGTTTGAAGCATTTGCTTCAGAATACGCAGGAAGCTACCTAAATGAAGCGTCAGAAACCGCAAAACTAATTAATGTTATCGCTATGAAAGATAAGCAAATTAGTGAAGCAAAAACATTTGCAACTAAAGCTAAAGCATTAGCAGAATCTCAGGCAACTGAGAAGAAGCGTTTAGTAGAAGCGGCAGAAAGAAAAGACGTACTTAATGAACTTACTGGACCTTTATCAAAAGACCAGAAAGAGATTATGACAGACTTACTGGAATCTGTACAAACAGCAAAACTACGTTCTGCGTTTGACAAGTACCTACCGGCAGTAATAGACGGGAATACTCCAGCCAAAAAGGCAATTTTATCAGAAGGCAAAGAAGTTACAGGCAACCGTGAACAAAGTTCACAAACTAACGTTAGTAGACAAGCAGACGCAGAACAATTCAACAGAAATGTTGTAGACATTGTGCGTTTAGCTGGAATATAATTTAAGGAGATATGAAATGTCAGAACTACTAGAAAGTCGCTGGCAGGAGACCAAAGGTGCACTAGTTGAAGGATTAACAGGAAATAAGAAATCTGTTATGGAAGCAACACTTGAGAATACTAGAAAGTATTTGTCAGAGAGTGCAACAGCAGGTGCAACTTCTGCAGGCAACGTAGCAACTCTAAATAGAGTTATTTTACCAGTTATTAGACGTGTAATGCCAACTGTGATCGCGAACGAGATCGTTGGTGTTCAGCCTATGACAGGACCAGTGGGTCAAATCCACACATTACGAGTACGTTACGCTGATGCCTTTACAGGTACAGCAGGCGGATCAGCGGCAGCAGGCGAAGAGGCTTTAAGCCCATTCAAAATTGCTGAAGGCTATTCAGGTAATGCAAATGGTAAAGCAGATCCAACAGCATCAAAAGAAGGTGTTGCTGGTAACAGACTAAGCATTCAGATTCTAAAACAAACAGTAGAAGCTAAGACACGTAAATTGTCAGCTCGCTGGACGTTTGAATCTGCACAAGATGCGCAGTCACAACACGGTATTGATGTTGAAGCAGAAATCATGGCAGCTCTTGCACAAGAGATTACAGCTGAGATTGATCAAGAAGTATTAACTTCATTAGCATCATTAGCAGGTACAGGTACTGATACTTACAACCAAGCTGGTGTAAGTGGTACTGCAACATTCGTCGGTGACGAACATGCGGCATTAGCTGTATTAATTAATAGAGCGGCAAACAGAATTGCACAAAGAACACGTAGAGGCGCAGGTAACTGGGCTGTTGTTTCTCCAGCAATTTTAACTGTCCTTCAATCAGCAACAACTTCAGCGTTTGCAAGAACAACTGAAGGTACGTTTGAAGCACCAACTAATACTAAAATGGTTGGTACATTAAACAATGCTATGAAGATCTATGTTAATACATATGCGGCAGACGACGATGTACTAGTTGGCTACAAAGGCTCAAGTGAATCAGATGCGGCAGCATTCTATTGCCCATACATTCCGCTAATGAGCTCAGGTGTTGTACTAGACCCAACTTCATTCGAACCAGTTGTATCATTTATGACTAGATACGGATATGTTGAGTTAAACAACACAGCGTCATCTTTAGGTAACGCGGCTGATTACGTTGAAAAAGTTGAAGTGAATAGCAACAACTTATCATTCTCGTAAGCAGAATATAGTTTTTAACTATACTAAAGGGCGGCTTAGGTCGCCCTTTTTTTATGGCTAACCATTCGGTATATGGTTAAATACCGCAGAAGAAACCCCTAACTATTTTCGAAAGGAAAATAAAAATGAAACGGACTATAGTTATTCTGTCTGCTCTTTTCGCTTTGATATCATTTCAAGCATTTGCAGACACAAAGACTCTTGAAGAAAGAGTTACTGATTTAGAAAAGTCAGCACCAACGTTACCAACAGGAATGTTTGTTAACGGAAACATTGAAGTATTTTACGACCCAGATACTTACGATTCAGATTTTGATACACGAGCAGAAGTGTTTGTAGGACTACAATCTGAACTAGACGGTCCTATTGATTGGGCAGGAGCAAGTACTAGATTTGATTCTCAATATTCATTAGACACAACATTAAACAATACTATTGTTGAAAAACAAATTGGTGTTGGTTTAGGAAATACTAGACTTTATGTAGGCGAAACAGATGCACAAAGATTAGGATTTGCTAAGACAGCTAAAATTGGTTTACCACTTATTATTACAGAAGCTAATAGTAGAATTGATCATAACGAAAAGATCGTACTTACTTTTGGCGGATGGAACAACAATAATGAATTTGACTTTGATGAACATAGACTAAAAAGAGATCTACCATTTGGTTTTGCTGTAGGTTATGATGCAGAAGCAAGTACAATATACTTAGGTGGTACTGTAAGTTTAGCAGGTTATGCAGAACTATCATACATGCAAATTGGTAATAAAAATAACATCACTAACAATGAATTAAATCAACAAGGTGTTGCTGTAGGTTCGCAAGTATTGCGTAGATATGGCATTCCGGTAGGATTTGGTGTTGAAGTATGGGACGACAAAAATACAGGATTAGCAAAAGATGATCGTGTTGACTTTGGTGTTATGTACAACTATTCTAAAGAAGTAATGTTTACAGCACATAAAGTATTAAATGATGACCTTGGAACTGATGGTACATATCTTGGTGTAGTACATACAGCAGGACCTGTAGAAACAGGATTCTACTATCATACAGATGTTACTAATACAAGTGTATGGACAGGTGTAACAACTGAACGCGATGACAGTATTAAAGCTACTCTTAAGTATAAGTTTTAATAAATAATATTACGTTCAGCCAATAGGCCGGGAGTAGCATAAGCGAAGGAACGCACTTAACCCTTTAACGAGGAGAGTGTTATGGATAATTACACGCTTTGGTGCTTTCAACAAATCATTAAACAGCACCACATAAAAAAAGTTAACTTTTTATTAAAAAAGAGGTTGACTTCTGCTTAATAGTTTGTTATATTAAGTACATAAGTTAGACGACGGTGTAACTTAGATAGTGCAAGGAAGAGGTGTTACAGGCACCGAACTTGACGAGTAGCTGTAGTGGCATTGCATGACTGTGGAGACATGGAGATGTATTTTCGAACGTAACTGTTTGATGCGAGGTTTGCGGGAAAAACAGACAGACTGTTAACCGCATTGTTGGTATTCTGAAGTCCAACCTATCACTTTTATTTAAAGCTCGATACTTAATTGTGTCGAGCTTTTTTCTTTTATGATAAATACATATGTCAAATAGTGTGCCGCAAGGCGGACTTATGCTGTTTAACCCACAGCGTAGCTCATAGAACGGGCATAGGACTACTTAAATAGGAGAAAAAAAATGGGAAGACCACTTAATAAAAGATTATTCAGCGAACCTACAGCAGGCGGATCTGAAATCAAAGTAAACTTTCATAACGGCACAGCAGTTAAAGAAGGTTATATTGTAAAGCAAAAAGCTTCAAAGAAATTTGTATGTGAAGAAATTGGCACAGGCGGCGAATTTACTTGTGTACTAACAACTGATAAATTACCAGCGGCATTAGCGGCAGGTGAAATGTCAATATCATTCAAAATGGATGATGAAGAAACATACACAGTAAGTAAAATTTCTGGACGTAAAGCAACATTGTCAGCACCAAGTGCAACAGGCGCAAACGCTTATGATGGAAAAAGTGTTCCATGGAACTTTGCGGCATCTACAGCAGATGGAGCGGCACAAGTTGAAGAAGCTGGTGACGATAACACACTAATTGGTACTGATGACGACGACTTCACAGAAGACGCATAAGGACTAGTGTAATGGGACATCCAGTAAATGTTTTTTGGGAACTTTTAAAGAATCTAAAAGACCTGGTTGTTTCAGTAAAAATTGGAAGCTCTGAAGCAGTTCCTCATGGTGCTGTTTTAGAGCAACTTAGCAATACAAAGTTTAAAGTTGAAGACGGAGAAGGAAATCAAGGCGTGTGTGAATTAGTTAACAAACATACAGAACAATTACTAGACAATGAAATGTCTATTCTTGGATTTGTATTAAACAGTTCAGCGTTTGTGTATATTGCTTCAATAGTCAACAACATTATGAATGACTTTACAAACAAAGAATATACTTGGCATTTAGATAATGATTCTACAACCAATGTATTAATATTAACAGGAAAGCTATAGATGTCAAAGTTTTTAAATATAGATGGCGACTATAAAATTTCAGTCACTGACGGTGGAGAGATTAGACTCGATCCAGGCACTGATGGTAAAGTAAAAATCATTGGCGACTTAGAAGTTGATGGTGATCAAACTATTATCAATAGTTCTACTCTTGTAGTAGATGATCCGTTTGTTACAGTAAACCAAGGCGGCGTGTCAGGAGGAGTAGTAAACAACTCCGAAGGTGATGTTGCAGGTATACAAATTGACAGAGGTGGAAGTGATGCATTTTGGGTATACGATGAGCAAGGACTTGCTGATCCAGTATTCATAGGTAGAACAGGTAGTCCGTCAACAGGAACTATAGTTGATCTTAGAACATCAAGAATACAAACAGGCGGTGCTGATCTTAAATTAATTAATGACGGTACTGGTATTGTTACTGTAGAAGGTTGTACAGATTATGAAAAACAAATATTTGAGTATGACGGTTCATTAGTTGACTTTACTGTTAACCCAGTATTAAAAGCAAATCAACATGATACATTAGTAAATGCAAAAGGTGTTGTTGATTATGTAGATGGCTTCTTTGTTGGTAAATTCCAAAACAAAATTGAATCATTAGACACGTTTGTTGTTGTACATGATAGTGATGCATTTGCAATAGACGAAAGTGCTATTGAATTTACTATTGATAATACACCAGCGGCAAAGTTCTTTAATAACAGAGCAGAGCTACAGCATTTAAGAATTCAAGACACAACAATCGAAACTACATCAAGTAATGCAGATTTAGTTTTAAGCGCACCTGGAACGGGTAATGTACAAATCAATGACGTTTTGTATATTCCACAAGGTCCATATCAAGATGATGATGGAACAGGCGGCGGAGGTATACCAAACTTTGGTGTAGATGCGGATACAGCCAATCCGGATGCTCCAGGAGATGGTATTAAATTATACAGTAAAGCAGAAGGTGCGGCAGGCTCTAGCTTATATTTCATCAATGGCGGATCAGTGCAAGATGAATTGGTAAGTAAAAAGAAGGCACTACTGTTTTCGATGATATTATAAAGGAACAAAAATGGCAATAGTTAATACACAAATTGGCGGTAGCTTTACAGACATACTAACAGTTCCTAGCTCATCTAGCGACCCTAACTACAATCTAGGTGGATTCGCTGTTACGACTATTATGTTCTGTAATACAGCGCAAAACCCAGAGTTAGAACTCTACACAGACGGCGGCGACACATACTTAGATGTACATGTGTGTCCAGGCGGTATTGCCGCAGGAGACGGAAATATGATTTTAAATAATATTCCTATTCCAGCAGGCGAAACATTTTCAATGGACAGTGAGAAGTTGATTTTAGCACCAGGTGATATTGTAAGATGTTCAACTACATCTCCAACTAATATTACTGCAACAGTAAGTTACATACCGGTATAATGAGATACGTTAGAAGACAAACAACCGCTAACAGGTTTATTAGAAACAACAGAGGCATACATATGACCGCTGTTGATAAAGAAATTATTCTTGACAGTGAAAACGTAGTTATGGTTCCAAAAGGCCGTACAGAAGATCGTCCGCAAAATCCAAAAAACGGACATATGCGTTATAACACTGATGATAACAGATTTGAAGTGTATGAAGCAAACGAATGGAACGGTATAAGAAACGCGGCTCCATCAGCTTATGCACCTATTACTATACAAAACTTAGGTAACGGTGATGCAAGTGAAACAGTATTTGGTCCACTTAATAGCGGAGACCCTTTTTATCCTGTACCAGCCGCGGCACAAAACGTTTTAGTATTTGCTGAAAACGTCTTTCAATTACCTATTACAAACTACACACTTGTACAAAATCCAGCAGGAAAAACAGCAGGTTATTATTTACAATTTGCATCACCAGTTGATGCAGGCAAACCTGTAACAGTAATACATAACTTCGATAAGTAAATTCAATAAATACTGTGTCAGGGAGATTATTGAGTGGCACAAGTAGGTAGAATATCCGGTCCGTTATTAGAGGAAAACCTTTTAAGGCAAGGCATTGCCAACGGAACCCAAGCCAATTTAAGTTTTAAAAACACCAACAGTGATACTACACTTCTAAAAGTTGATGTAGCAAACGGTCGTATTGGTGTAGACTTAGAAGCAGTTGCTAACGAACTACAAGTATCTCAAACTATTCAAACAACTGATTTATTATCAACTACAAGTAATGCAGGTGTTGCTAACTTTACAATTATCGGCAACAATATTGATGCTATTAATAACCAAGCAATTTATTTAGATGCTGGTGAACATATACAACTGTCTAATTTAGAAACAGAACAGTTTTATATTAGTGATAATTACATACTTACTAAAGACACAAATACTGACATTGATTTAAAATTTAATGGTACAGGTGAATTAGATATTAAATCTAATTTAGAAGTATTTGGTGATATACATGCACAAGGTAATGTTACATTTGACGGCAATATTACATTTGGTGATGCAAATACAGATAGTATAGATCTTAACGCAGATACTGCTGATGACATTATTCCTGATACAACAGATACTTACACACTAGGTAGTACAGGATATAACTGGAACACTTTACATACTGAATTAGTTAACGGACAGTTAATTACTACAGGACTAGTTAATGTAGGAAATGTATTTCTTGATTCAAGACAAGGAAATATATTTTATGTTGCCAAAGGTGGTAACGATACATACACAGGAGATCATCCACAAGCACCGTTACTGACTCTTAAAGAAGCACTTGATCGTTGTGATGCAAGTACAACAGGTCCTGTAACTGTGTTTATGTATCCAGGCGAATATGAAGAAATATGTCCGTTAGAAGTTCCTGACAATGTTAGTATTTTAGGTAATGATATAAGAAATGTTATTATTAAACCTACAGCAGGTACTAATGATAAAGATATCTTCTTACTAAATGATAGTTCTACAATTACAGAAGTTACTATCAAAGACTTTTACTACAACAGTACAAATAATACAGGACATGCATTTAGATTTGCTCCTGATGCTGTAATTACAAATAGAAGTCCTTACATAAAAGATGTAGCAGTAATTACAAAAGGTAGCGTAACAAGCGCAAGTGATCCAAGAGGTTTTGCACAAGGTGATGCTGGTAAAGGCGCACTAGTAGATGGTGCTGATCTAAATAGTGCTAGTATCGAAGGCAGTATGCTATTTCATAGTGCAACATTTATAACACCAAATGCAGATGCACTAACAATGACAAATGGTGTTAGAGTAGAATGGCTTAATTCGTTTACATACTTTGCAAAAAGAGGTATGTATGCAGTTAGAGGATCTACAGGAAGAACAGCATATGGAACTACAAACTATGGTGCAGAATTACGTTCTATAGGTTCAGCAAACGTATACGGTACTAAAGGTGCTGAATGTGATGGCGCTGATACATTAATGTATCTTATACAGCACAACATGGCATACATTGGTGCAGGTAAGTTTGTTGACAACGACCCTAGTAGGGTTATACAAACAAATGAAATTACTGAATTGAACTCAGGTAAAATTCATTTTGTTACAACTGATCAAGGTGGCTCTTTTAGAATTGGCGACAACTTCTTTGTTGACTTTGAAACAGGTAATACAACAATTAGTATTGATGATTTATCAGTCAATCAATTTAATGCGTTAAGAATTAACACAGGTACAAGCACAACAGTAATTGACGGTGCTTTTATAGATACCGGAAACTTAAGAATACAAAATAATATTATTCAAACTGATGTGGGCGATTTAATTATTGAATCGGCAGGTAAAATAAATCTTAATGATAATACAAATGTTACAGGCGATGTTGATATTACAGGTAACTTTAGTTATGGTGGTGCATTAAATGTTAAAGGTAACGAACTAGGTGACGCACTAGTATTCAATGCAGAACTACAACAAAATTTCAATCCACATCAAAACTTAACTTTTAGTTTAGGATCATTTAATAACAAGTGGCTTATAGCACACTTATCAAGAATGGAAGTTGGTGACATAAGCATTTATGATAATGTTATTGAAACAAATGTATCGAACGCAGACCTAGAGCTACGTGCTAATGGCACAGGTAAAGTTCTTGTTCCTAGTAACGATGTAAATGTTACAAATAATTTAAATGTTAATGGCCTTGCTACCCTTGCTAATACAAATATCACAGGTACTGTAACACATGTAGGTACTACGAACCAAACTGGCAATACTAATATATCAGAAGATTTAAACGTAACAAGTACACTTGATGTAGACGGTAACGTTCAGCTTGAAGAAATATTAATTGATAACAATTTTATCACAACAACTACAAGTGATGCAGATTTAGAATTACGTGCGGCAGGAACAGGTATTGTTAACTTACAAGATAATGTTAATGTAACAGACAATGTTAGTGCTGATAATATACAGACTACAAATGCTAATATAACACTTAACGTTACTACAGATAATGCTAACATAGGTAATATTGAAATAAATGATAACAATATTAGTGCAACATCAACAGATTCTAATTTAATACTAAATGCCGACGACGAAGTTAGAGTTACCGGAACTGATGTTGTGTTTGGACAAGACCTTACAGTAGCAGGACTTAGCGTAATAGCCAGCACTAATATTACTGGAACTTTAAATCATACAGGTGATAGAACAACGTTTGTAGGCAATAGTCTTACACTGAACGGCGAACTTACAGTTGATAATGTTTATATTGAAGATAACTTTATTACAACTACCACAGGCAATTTATTATTAGGAGCAACTGGCAATGTTGTTGCTGATACAAATAATGTTTCTATTACTAACGATCTAACAGTTAGTGGAGTAACAACACTAGACGATACTACAATTAATTCAACCCTAACACATGTAGGTGATAATGTACAAACAGGAAATTTGGCTATTGGTGGCAGTTTGGATATCGACAGTATCAATATTGATACTAATGTTATTACTACTTCCGCAGTAGATACTGACCTTGATTTAAGATCAACAAACAGAATATATGTACCAACTGCAAACGTAGAAGTAACTAATAATACCACTGTTAGTGGTGTCACAGACCTACGTACAACGTCTCTAAGCGGTGGTTTAACACATGTAGGTACTAGAACAATAACCAACGAAGAAACACGCTTAAAGGGCTTTATATACGAACGAAATGTAAATCACTGGAGGAATTTTGGTGCTATTGACGGAAATAGTTCTGCTGTATATGACGGTATAACATATAATGCAGGAGGCAATGTTCCTGAGATTAATATTGGCGGAGCCACATATGTTCAAGGCACTCTAGTCGATGTTGACGGGCCTAATTTTTATTTTACAATTCGAAAAGTAGGTGATACTGAAGTTGTAAGTATTCCTTCACAATATACACAGGTTGGTAATTTAGATGTTACCGGACAAGTTGACTTCCAAGGAGATGTACAACTTACCGATGTTAATATTAGTGACAATGTTATTACAACAACTATAGGTAATAATGATTTAGATTTACGTGCTTCAGGCACAGGTGAAGTTCTTATTGACGGCACCAATATGCGAGTTACACAAGACTTATTTGCCGCTAGTATAGCAACTAATGATATTTCAATTAACCAATCATTAGTACTTGATGAGCTTGTTATAACTGATAGTAATATTGAAATTAATGAAAACTATATTAGTACTAAAGTATCTAATAGTGATTTACAATTACGTGCTACAGGTGATGTTACAGTAGCATCAAATAATGTTATACTTTCACAGAACTTAACAGTTAACGGTACAACTGCTCTTGCTAATACAAATATTACAGGAACACTTACACACGTTGGTGATAGAATACAAACAGGAGATTACAATCTTACTGGTAATTTAAATATTAGTTCTCTTGCTACAGATAGAGCTTTCCAATTTGATGATGTAAAGATAGAAGGCAATGTATTACAAACTACTTTATCTAACAGTAATTTAGATTTACGAGCCGCTGGCACAGGCGAAATATTATTTAATGAAGACCTACATATTGATAAAAATTTAAATATAGGTTCATTTAATGTTGATGCTGTTGCAGTAGACGATAATGTTTCATTAGAAGTTATTGAATTAAGTACAGACGTACAATTCTTTGATAATGTTATTACAACTACTAATTCAAATAGTGATTTAGAATTACGTACAAATGGTACAGGTAGTGTATACCTTCAAGAACTAGATATTTTAGATAACAATATATCAACTGTTAATTCAGCAATTACTTTTGCACCAACAGAAAACTTAAACATTACATCTACTACTGCTCTACTAATACCAAGAGGAACATCAGCTCAACGTATACTAGATACAGGAAGCATATTAGATGGTGGTTCAGCTGATAACAATTCATCTATACTAAGTGGCGGCACAGCGTCAACTGTATTTGATTCTGAATCAACTATATACGATTCAGGCGCATCAATAATAGCAGACCAAGGAACTCCTGGAGCAATACGTTTTAATACTGACGATAATTTGTTTGAAGGAACTACACAAAATACAGTAACATTTAATGGTGTTTATTCTTCCGATAGATTAACTAGTGTACTTGCACATCCTACAAATGATACTATATTGTTTACTGCAAATAGTGTAAGCTCTGGTGTTATAGATAGCACAGGAATTACATTAAACGGCTTACAAGTAGACGATGTGTTTATTAACGATTCAACAATTACTACAAACGTTTCTAATAGTGATTTAGAATTAGCACGTAACGGAAGCGGAGAAGTAATACTAAACAATATATCAATTGTTGGAAATACTATTAAAAATAATACTAACAAAGGTGTTGTTAATTTAGTAAGTTCAGGATTTGGTTATACTAAATTTACTGGTACAAGTGGTGTAGTTATTCCGTTTGGTGGCACAGCAACACAGCCTGATCCAGCAACAAATCCAATACCAGTAGGTGACACAAGATACAACACTGACACTCAAATACTTGAAACTTGGGACGGCAACACGTACCTTACTTCAATGGGTCCTAACCCACCAATTACTCCAACAGAGTTTAACGACTTGCTTTTGGAATACACCATTATCTTTGGGTAACAAAGCCCTTTTATCTTAAACGTATAAATACTATTAATGCAAAGCAAGACCATTGTGGACCAACATATCTGCAAGCTGAGCAGGACTAACTGTGGTTATCCGGCAAAGAGCGCGAGCTGAAAATTAGGGTAGAGGGACAGGATCCCCGTATTGAGGAGAAAAGATGAGCGCCATCGGTCGTATTAGCGGTCCGCTCTTAAAGTCGAATTTATTGCGTAACGGCATAGATTTAGCATTTGAGACGGATTTATTATATCTTGATGTAAACAATCAACGCATCGGTATCAAAAACGCAACACCTCAATACGAGCTAGACATCACAGGTACAACACGTACAACAGATATAAGAGTTACAAATAGAGCAGACATTGGTGATATCAATGTACTAGGTAATACTATTTGGAGCGACAACCAATACCTATACTTAGGTACAGTAGACAACATTGTTTACAACAACAAATTACGTGTAGATGATATTGACGTTGAAGGCAACGTTATTAGCACAAACACATCAAATTCAAACTTAGAATTACGTCCAAACGGAACAGGTGAAGTACATGTTTATTCAAACATGGAAGTGGACGGAAACATACATGCTACTGGAAATATTACAGCAGATGGAAACATTGTACTTGGTGACGCAGACACTGACAGCATTACTTTCAATGCAGATGTAGCATCAAATATTATACCAGATTTAGATAATACTTACAATTTAGGTTACAAGGGTACAGAGTATACACAAACTGCTGGCAACTTTGCATTAGGTGATATTACAATTACTATTAGTGGAGGTACTGGAACACTTAACGTACCTGCAAGTGGCACTGCTTGGGCAGATGACGTTGTTAACACTACAGCAAATATTTCAGATAGTTTACTATTAGCATTACAATCTACATCAGGAACATTACACAAAGTTACAACTACTAGTGTTTGGACTGGTTCAAGACAAGCATCAGTATCAGCACCTAGCATTTTAGACGGAACTTACAACGTAGTTCAAGTTAACCTTGGTGCAAAACGTTGGGCTGATGTTTGGGTAGACAATATTGTAACTAATGGTATTAATACTGGAACTATTGTTGTTGACGGAGTTGACTTAACACTACGTCAGGGTAACATTTTTTATGTTGCAGAAAATGGCGATGATACACATACAGGAACGCATCAACAAGATCCTTTTGCAAGTATCAGTAAAGCACTTAGTGTTTCAAGTTCAGGAGATACAATTCATGTATATCCAGGTATATACACAGAACTATTTCCATTAACTGTTCCAACAGGAGTTACAGTTAAAGGTCAAGGCATACGTGGTGTAACAGTAAAACCAACAACAGCAACACGTTACAATGATGCATTTTTACTTAATGGCCAAACAACTATTGAAGATTTAACAGTTAGTGATTTTTATAGTGGCGGAGCATTCCATGACACAACAGCGGCAAGCGCAGGATCTGCAACTTTAAATGTTGGAACCGCACCATTTGCACACGCATACGTAAGCGGTGGAACAATAACATTTGGCGGCAACGACTATGCAATTAGTAATGCTGTATATACGCACGGAACTGGACAATTAGTAATTACACACGCAGGACCAGATGCAGGTGTAGGAACAACTACATTTATTAAAGATATTGTGTTTAGTTGCAATGGCGGTAATAGAACATTCCCAGACAACGGATATGCTTTCCGCTTTGCTACAGACTTTGAAGTAACTAGTCGTTCACCATACATTAAAAATGTATCAGTAATTACAAAAGGTAGTGTAACTAGTTCAAGTGACCCAAGAGGCTTTGATGCAGGAGATGCAGGTAAGGGTGTATATGTAGACGGTGCATATGCAACTATAAATTCTAAAGAAGCGGCAATGTTATTTCATTCTGCAACGTTTATTACTCCGGGTGTTGATGCACTTACAGCAACAAACGGTGCTAGAATAGAATGGCTAAACTCATTTACATATTTTGCAAATAGATCATTATACGCATTTGATAGTAACGATGGTTTAAAAGGCGAAGGTAAAACACGTATTAGATTAAGTGGTATTTCAGGAACATTTGCTGGCGGCGAAACAATTACATTTACATCTACAGATAATTCAACAGTAGTTACTAAAGTAATTAACAGTGTCGAAAATAGCGACACGCTTGTTATTAATGGAAAAGATACAGGCTTATTAGGATTTGACTTTACTCCGTTAAGCATATCATCAAGTGGTGGCGCATCTGCTACTGCTATTGAAAGTTTAGATTTAAGAGACTTTGGTGCTGAAATACGCATGATTGGTAGTGCTAGTGTTTATGGTAACAATGGTTTAGTAGGTGATGGCCCAGGTGTATTAGTTTATGCTATTGGACACAACCTTGCATATATTGGCAATGGTAAAGCAGTTACTAATGATCCTTCAACTGTAGTACAAGCACAAGAAGTAATTGAAACTAACGATGCACAAATACGTTACAACTCAGTTGACCACAAAGGCGACTTTAGAGTTGGTGATTTATTTTATGTAAACCAAGAAACAGGTAGTGCTTCATTTAGTGTTAGTGATTTTGTAATTAACACAACTAACGGAGTTACATTTAATACAGGTAGTGATACTACTTTTGTTGATGGTTCAAAAATTGAAACTGGCGATTGGCGCATAAGTGGAAATACAATACAGACACTAACACAAGATGCAAACTTTAATGCGGCTAGTGGAACAATTAAATTAAATGACAATGTAGATATTACAGGTAACTTAGATGTAACAGGCAATGTTACAATCGGCGGTAATATTACAATTGGTGACGAAGCAACAGATACAATAGAAATTATTGCAGGAATTGATAGTGATATTATTCCTAAAGTTAATGGTGTATATAGCCTAGGTGAAGCAACTAAACAGTGGAGTAACATTTGGGTCAATCAAGTTAATATTGACAGTATAAAAATACGTGATAACTTTATTGAAACTACAGAGTCAAACGCAGATTTAGAAATAAGAGCAAACGGTACTGGTAACATTTATATACCAAACAATAATGTACAAATTGATAATGCTCTTACAGTTGACGGATTAGTAACACTTGCTAATACAAACATCACAGGTACAGTAACACATGTAGGTACTACTAACCAAACTGGTACTACTAATGTTACAGGTAATGTTACTGTAACACAAAACTTAGATGTAGGAGCCGCGGCACAGTTTGAAGAAATATTAATTGATGATAATTTTATTACTACAACTACAGGAAATACAGATTTAGAATTCCGTACAAGTGGTTCAGGTAATATTATTGTTCCAGATAATAATGTTAACATAACAAATGATTTAACAGTTGCAGGCGATATTAGCGCAAATAACTTAACTGCTAGTGCAAATATAACAAGTGCAACAGCAAACATTGGCGATGTACAAATTAGTGGAACAACTGTAGAAGCAACGGCTTCAAACGCAGATTTAGAACTACGTGCAAATGGTACAGGAGATGTAACTGTTCCTACTAGTGATGTTATAATTTCACAAGCACTTCAAGTTTCGGGTACTACTGACTTACAAAATGTAAACCTAGGTGGTGTTCTTACACACATTGGTAATACTGTACAAACAGGTAACTATACTCTTACTAGTGGTTATTTTACAAACAGCGATATTAGAATTGATGGTAATACAATTGAAACAACTGCTTCAAGTTCAAACTTAGAACTACGTGCAAATGGCAGTGGTATTATTAGTATACCAACTAATAATGTTGAAATTACATTAAATTTAGATGTTGATGGTGATACAGATTTACAAGCAACAAATATTACAGGAACACTTACACACTTAGGTGACACTAACCAAACTGGAAGTTATACTTTAACTGGCCAAGCAGATATTGATAGTGTGCAAATTGATAGTAACTTTATTACTACTAATGTTTCTAATACAGATTTAGAATTACGTGCTAATGGCACAGGTAAAGTATTAATACCAAATAACAATGTACAGATTGATAACAATCTTACAGTAAGTGGCGACACAGATCTACAAGCAACAAATGTTACAGGTACAATAACTCATGTAGGTAATACTACGCAAACAGGTAACATTGACTTATCAGGTAACTTTGATATTACTGGTGCTGTTACTGTATCAAGTGTAGCACAGTTTGAAAATGTAAACATTACAAACAACGTTGTAACTACTACAGAATCAAACAGTGATTTAGAATTACGTGCGGCAGGAACAGGCGAAGTAATTGTTCCACAAAATGATGTACACATAACAAATGATTTAATTGTAGACGGAACTATTACAGTAGGTGATATTAATAGTGCAGGCACTATTACAGCAAATCAATTTAGTACAGGCGATATATTAATTGATGATAATTTCATTACTACAACAGCAAGTAATTCAGACTTAGAATTACGAGCAAGTGGTACAGGTGAAGTTGTAGTTCCTAGTAATGATGTTGTACTTTCACAAAACTTAACAGTTGACGGATTAGCAACACTTGCTAATACAAATATTACAGGTACAGTAACACACGTAGGTACTACTAACCAAACTGGTGATTTAAACTTAACAGGTGCATTAGACGTTGACGGTGATATTACTATTGCTGGCGCAGTACAATTTGAAAACATACAAATTGCAGGCAATGTAGTTGAAACAACACATACAAATAGTGATTTAGAATTACGTGCTAATGGAACAGGTAAAGTTGTTATTCCAACTAATGATGTTGAAGTTCTTGGTAACTTAACAGTTGATGGAACACTAACAGTTGGCGACATTGTTAGTACAGGACAAATACAAGCAAACACATTTTATACAGGTGATATACGTGTAGACGATAACTTTATTACTACAACTACAAGTAATTCAGATTTAGAATTAAGAGCAAGTGGTACAGGAAGCATTGTAATTGATACACTTAGTATTAACGATAGCACAATATCAACCACAGGCGATCTTACTTTAACACCAAGTACAGAACAAGTTATTATAGATGCAACAGGATCTGTAAAACTACCAAGTGGTACAACAGCACAACGTCCAACAGGTGTAGCAGGACAGATTAGATTTAACAGTCAATTATCACGCTTTGAAGGATATGACGGAACTAACTGGATTGTATTACACGGTGTAGAAGATTTAGACGGTGATACTAAAGTAACTGCTGAACAAACAACTGGCGCAAATGACGACACTATTAGGTTTGATGTAGCAGGTAACACTATAGTTGATATAACAAATATTAGAATGTCAGCTCCAAAAGTAACCGTTGATGACATCACTATTGACGGTAATGTGATAAGTACTACTACAACTAACACAGATATGATTCTGGGTGCAAATGGCACAGGTAGCGTTAAGATAGATAATATTGCTTTTAGTGATAATACTATTACTAACACTTCGTCAAATGCTGTAACGCTGTTATCAAATACTGATAACGGTTATTTTAAGTTTGGTACAACTTATGGTATGGTTTTACCAGGCGGAACGGCAGCAGAGAGACCACCTGTAACATATACCGAACAAGGTATGATGCGTTATAACTCAGCTGACGGTCGTGTTGAAATATGGGATGGATCAAACTGGGTATCTGTAGCAGGTGCGCAGTCAGGTGTAACAAGAGCTGAAGCGGAAGATATAGCACTCGAAATTGTATTGAGTTTAGGATAAGAAAAAATGG